AAAAGTGCTAAGCGTAAAATTGAAGTCTTTTTTTCATAGGTTAATCATTTAAACATCTCTGGAAGTTTTGGGCACTTTTACAAAAGTGCAAATGGCAAAAACAGTCTTTAACTCGTGCGACTTGCTTCGGCACATCTATTCGTTTGGAGACCCAGGTCATCGGCAGTCGATGCGCCAGATTGCCATTCAGCTTCGGTCGGGTCCATACGATTTTACGGCTGAATATACCGCATACAAGAGACAACTGAAACCAGAGCACCAGTATACGTGCAGCCTCTTACAGTATTTGGATGGAATACCGCAGGACCGCTTGCTTACATTACTTCCGGGATACATGCGTTGCTACTGCTGCAAGCGACACAACCTACGCAAGCCCACCATCTACCAGGGACAAGTGGTTACCTTTACGGGAGTGGTGAATGAGACGCATACGTCCAATTGTGAGTGCACCTGTCGGCACTTTTCGAGGAAGATCATCGAGTCTCTCTTCTAGCGCACTTTTGTAAAAGTGCCCAAAACTCGATGTAAAAGCGAGCAAAACATCCTAGGACATCCTTGGTCATGGTTGGTTATCCTTGGTCATGGTTGGTTATCCATGGTTTATTTTAATCTAAAAATCGATCCATTTACATAGACAAATGTGATAGTGTTTACATCGGGTTTTGGGCACTTTTACATCGAGTTTTGGGCACTTTTACAAAAGTGCATGGGGTCGGGAGCTTCTATTCACGTAGAACCCTATTTGGATGATGATACAGCAAGCCTGTCTCACGAAAGCACTGCGGACAACGAAAGCATTGCGAGCATGGACACGGCGGACATCTCGGATGAAAGCAGCGACGAGTTCCTTTTTATCAAGTCCCAAGGTTCTTTTGTTTTTACTCCAGGATGTTTTGTGCACTTTTACAAAAGTGCTTTGGTGTAGCGCAGGTAAAGAAGTATCAGAGAAAAGTTGACTGCCATGCTAATGACTCCTGCGACGATGAGCGAGAGGTCCATGATAAAGTATCCATGTAACACCCACATCAGATTGGTGGTGAAGAGAAGGACAAGGGAATAAAAAGAAAGGTCATCTACTTTCCTCGTCGTAAAGGTCTTGTAGAGTTGCGGAAAGAGTTGCACACAATTGAAGACGGGTGCCAGGGTTGCGACAAGAGTTGGAAACGTAGGTAACATACTATAACGGTCTAAAAGGTTTACACAGGATGCTTTCAAAAAAAAGAGTATCTTTTACAGCGTGTTTTGGACACTTTTACATCGAGTTTTGGGCACTTTTACAAAAGTGCATTATAAAAGCGCACCGTATTCCGCTTCAATCTCCCAAAGGGTTTCATGATAGGTTCGAAGACGTCCTAGGCGGCGAGACAATTCACGGCAACGACAGTCACATTCTTTGACCCTGCTCTCTGGGACCGGGTGCGTGGCTTTGACCCGGGTCTTGTAATGACTGTGTCGACTGCAGCAACGGCAACGGTCGAAATAGTCCTTGAACATTTTCTTTTCTTCGTAAGAGAACTCTTGCAACAGGTATTGCTGAACGGTTCGGTCGATGGTGTCGGTTTCCAGGTTATAGACAAACCCAGATATATCGATGATGATATCTTCGAGGACGGGTTTCATGCGATTACGGTGCCCATATCCGAACCCATAAATGTAACGGACCAGGTCAGGATTGTTCCATACTTTAAACATCTTTTCTACAGAGACAAAAAGGATTAGGTTCCTTTCAATTTTGTAAATGTTGAAATTTTATGCAGAAAATTTCCTACTAGGTTTTCAACCTGGCCCAAAAGACCGGGTTCTGGCTTGGGAGCGGATTGCGTTTTTGCTCTCTTCTGTGAACGTGATTTGGTCTCTGCGTTCCGCTTACTCGCTTGCTCCCGCATCTTCTTTTGTGTGGCCTCAAATATACCTGAATTTGTCTTACGACCTTCTGGTTGTTCCATGTATGCTTCTCTAAATGACTGGATTTTTTCAGGTTTGGGTTCGGGTTCTATCCATCTTTCGGTGTTGGTTGAATAATCTGTATGTATAAGTGTAGGTGAAGGTGGAGGCGGACCCTTGCGTTTCGTTCCAGATTTTCTAGTGTTATTTTTTTCAGTTCGACGTCTTTGTTCTAAAAGTTTATTAATACTTGATTTAAGACGTTTCTGACGTTCAAGTCCGGACGCTGCGTTTATACCTTCTGCGTATTCTGGAAGTTCACTTTCTGCTTCTCTTCCACGTTGTTGTGATAATCTTATCTTAATGCTTTCATCTCGTGCTAATTGATTTGTCAGTACGCGTCTAGATTGATTCTCTGGGTTAGGTTTAGGTCCCTTTGAGGTTTTTCGGGTTGACATTGTATATAGTCTATGAATAAAAAGACGGTCTTGCCCGTCTGGGGCGCCTCCTAAGGCATTGCGTTTCGAGCAACATCTGAAAGTTTTGTGCACTTTTACAAAAGCGTGTTTGGGCACTTTTACAAAAGCGTGTTTTGGGCACTTTTACAAAAGTGCATCTATTGCTTTCGTTTACTCTTGGCCTTGGATTTGACCTTCTTTGATTTGGATTTGACCTTCTTTGATTTGGATTTCTTAGATTTACCGCCCTTCTGAACTTCTCTAAAAGAACGTTCTTTCAAAAAAGGAACACTCCCTCCATTCTGTTTCACTCCATTTTCCAACGCACAGCTCATTATATAGTATACATACACTTTTGTAAAAGTGCACAAAACAACCGTGAATAAAAATACAGAACCTTAATCATTGTCAATCATTATGTTGACGAGAGCTTCGAAGGGCTCCATCAAGTTGTGTTGCGTCTTTGCTGAGCAAGACAAGTTGTCATGATTTACTCGAAGGTCGCCCTTGTTCTCTACGAAGCAATAGGGGACGTCGGGCATTTGGCGCATGATTTCGAACGCAATTCGAGTGTCGACCACGCTCGCCGTGGTGACGACCAAGATACCATCGATGTCCGTATCGTAAATGGTCTGGAACCGTTCCTGGCCGGCGTATTCCTTGATGTGAAGACACACGTCTGCCATCTCCAAGACATAGTCTCGCTGACCCACCGTTGGCGTGTATCGAGGGTCGAATGGCTGTCCACCCAGTCGCCGCATGATAGAAGACTTGCCCACGCCTGCAGCACCGATGAGCGCTATCTTGTAGACGGTCTTGTAGACGGTCGTGTCCGTCTGGACCGCTTGGCCTCCGCCCCAATGATTGTTGTCCAGGATTTCGTCTTTTGTTTCTTCAAACATTTCGTTTTGGAACATTCTTTTTGTATTTTCTTATCTTGGCTATAAGTTATTTCATTCCTTCAATTTTATAGACGGTATACGGTCTTGTCCGTCTGAACCGCCGGGCTCCGCCCAAAGATTAGATTGATTTGTGGACGGCCTAGACTTACTCAAAACATTGGGCGGAGCCCAGGCGGTCCAGACGGACAAGACCGTCTATACTTTTTGTTGTATTATACACCTTGGAAAGATTGATATATAAATATTTATACCTTTTATACTTTTTATATCATATAAAGATGTTTTCATTCTTATAGTATGGAGTTTACGTGCGATTGTTGTCATTACACTACCACGGTCAAATGCAATTTAGCTAAGCATCTTTCCACTAAAAAGCACATCATACAGAAATACAAACAAACGCCTGCTTTTAAGCTTGCCATTTCGACTGCTCCAGAGTTACCCGAAGTTGTTCCGACTGCTCCAGCGTTACCCGAGGTTGTTCCGAATGCTCCAGAGTTAGCCGATGTTAGCCCAAAAGGAATCTTCTGTAAATATTGCAATAAATCTTTCAGTTTTAAACAAGCTATGTATCGTCATATTAAGAACTATTGTCCTGGGAATAAAGACCACTTGAATCAGCAGCAGATTATGGCCCTCAAGATGGAAACGGAGAGAAAGGAATTTCAATTGGAGATAAATGAATTACAAAAACAATTTGAAAAACAAAAAAATATATTTGATAAAGAATTCGAAAAACAACAAAAGATATTTGATAAACAATCCGAGATACAGACAAAACATATTGAGTATCTCACCTGTATACTTGAAATGCATAGACGGCTCTAACCGTCCCGAGATAGTCAATATGTTTTGAACCCCCTTGGGAGCCATCGGCGACGGATTCCATCGAATCCCTGGGCCGGAGGCCTGGCGCCCCAGACGGGCAAGACCGTCAAGACCGTCGCTCTCTCTCCCGCGAAAAAATATCAAAAACAGATACAAAAGTTAGCCTGGACACAAAGTATCTACCATGTGCCCAAGATACTTTATGTCTACATATATGAACCCATAAAAGATTGATACTAATACTTTATAGAATGAGTTGTAATTTTGATTGATTTAAAGATATTTTCTATCTTAGAGTATGGAGTTTACGTGCGAATGTTGTCGCTATTCTACTATGTACAAGTCCAATTATGTGAAGCATCTTGCCAGTAACAAACATATCATACATAAATACAAACAAACCACAGCGTTTAAGTGTGATGTTACGAAAGCCTTGCCTGAGTTAGTCGAAGTTAGTCCAAAGTTAGCCAAAGTTAGTCCAAAGTTAGCCGAAGTTAGTCCAAAAGGTATTTTCTGTAAATATTGTGAAAAGGAATACAAACATAAATCTTCTTTATCCAAACACATCAAGTATTCTTGCACCAAGAACAAGGACGAAGACTTGAAAGAGCTGGTGCGGCTGATGAACCTGAAGATGGAATCCGAGAGAAATGAATTCCAGAAACAACTCACTCAGCAACAGAAAGTATTTGACAAGAGACTGGATACACAGTCGAAACAGATTGAGAAACTCATGGGGAAACTAGAAATCAATGGTTCTTTTAATAACAATACCATCAATAACATTACGCTGTTGGCCTATCGCAATACCGATGTCTCGCACTTGACGACCGAGGACTACATGGGGTTTTATAAAAGGGTCAATCACTGTGTGAAGACCTTGATTGAGAAGATACACTTTAATCCTGAGAAACCAGAGAATATGAATATTTATATTTCGAACATGAAAGACAAGTATATGACCATTTATGACGGACAGAATTGGAACCTTGCCAACAAGAAACAAGAGTTGGAGAGGTTGTATGAAGAGAAAGAACAGATGCTGGAGGAGTGGCTTGAATCCAATCCCAATCCTTTGTTGAAAGAAAAGTTTGCGAGATACTTGAGTAACAAAGGGTCGGATGAATGCTTGCAACATATCATGGAAGAAATCAAGTTGATGATGTATAACAAGGCCGGTCTTGTCCGGCTGGACCGCTTGGGCTCCGCCCAAATGTCGAAAGAGATAAAGGATGATTCTCTTTAGGATTACGTGTAAATTACTTCCGAGGTAGACGGTCTTGTCCGTCTGGACCGCTTCCTAAGGCACTGCGTTTCGGGGCTCCGCCCAAAAATTAAAGTATGATTCGCTTTAGGATTACGTGTAAATTACTTCCGAGGTAGACGGTCTTGTCCGTCTGGACCGCTTCCTAAGGCACTGCGTTCGGGGCTCCACCCAAATGTCGAAAGAGATAAAGGATGATTCTCTTTAGGATTACATGTAAATTACTTCCGAGGAGATGTCGAGGTAGACAGTCTTGTCTATCTAGCACTGCGTTCGTGGTGTCATTATAAAAGGCCGGAGGCCACGCGGCTCACACGGCCGCAACCGTGTAGCGGTCCAGACGGACAAGACCGTCTACAAGACCGTCTACACCTTTTCTCATTTAAAATGCCAATTATAATTCGTTAAAAAATATATAATATTATATATATTATTATAATGTTAAGCATTATTGAAAATATTCCGAATGTTCAAACATATCCTCTTACTTATGTCTTTGAAAATATGAAGTTACAACATAAACCAAATACATTATGGTTAGAGTTTGGCGTAGCAAGCGGAACAACTATTAACTATATTTCAAAATTTACAAATGATAAAGTGTATGGGTTTGATAGTTTTGAAGGGTTACCTGAAAAATGGCGAGATGGTTTTGATAAAGGCGCATTTAATAGAAATGGGTCTTTACCACAAGTTAATAGCAACGTTGAATTAATAAAGGGTTGGTTTAATGAAACATTACTCAATTTTATACAGACACATAATAAAAAGGTTTCGTTTATTCATATGGATGCCGACCTTTATAGTTCTACAAAATATATATTTGATGTATTGAAGGACTATATTGATGCAGATTGTATTATCGTTTTTGATGAACTAGTAAATTATCCAGGTTTTGATGGAGATACAGGAGAACTCAAAGCATTTTATGAATTTATTACAGAAAATAAAGTAGATTATGAATGGATTGGAATGAATGGAACACCTACTGGTATGTCTGGTTATTATCACGAAAATGTAGCATTAATCATTCATTCAATAAATTAATCTCATTTAAAATGAGAAAAGGTGTAATAAAACGAATATCCCTTGTTCCTACGAGTTGAGACCAGATAGACAAGACCGTCTTTCGAGATTTGGACCCCCGAAACGCAGTGCCTTGGTCCAGACGGACACGACCGTCTACCGTGTATAATAAAATGGCGCTATAATGTATGTCCGGAAAAGACAAAGTGAAACAATCTTTAAACACGAAAGCCCGTCAAAATAACTTCCTGAGACATAAGACCACCAAGGATAAGCGTCTTTTAAAACAGATGGAACATGAACGAGAGAGAACGAAACAGATGAACCAACTTTATTCCACTTATGTAGGAAGCATAAACAAAAATGAACCTTATTTGCAGAAAGCCTATGCCAAATTAATAGAGGCAAGTGTTATCCAAAATCCGAACGATACCCGTAATAGGATACAAAAAGATATACAGAAACGACAAGAAGAACGAGAAGATGAAACGGAAGACACGATTTATAATTTATTTCAAAAGAAACAAAAGGGCGAGGTGCGTATAACGTCTACAACCAATCTTATTCCAGATATTGCAAAACAAAGAGCGACAAGACGAAAACCTATCCCCATCCAGTCCCGAGACCCAATCGTGCGAGAACGTTTAAGACGCGAGAACGCAATTCGAAAGGAACGTCTCAAACTCATTCCAGAGACTAAGCAGCGGTTTGATATGTTTCGTTGGTTCCGGGGTAAACCTAAGACGATGAAATTGCGGTAAAATCTTTAACCTCGTATCGTGTAATCTTTATTAAAATATTTGGGTATTTTAATAATGTCCAAACCCCTCACGCGTAAAGCCAGACTTTCTCTAAAGACGAAAGAACTAGAGAAAGAGAAAAAGGAACTCATGAACTCTCTTTATTATACCTATGTGGGCGATGCAGCCAAGAAACTGGAAAAAGCTGGACTTGTAGAAAACGCTCAAGACCTACGCGGTTCTATTGTCGAACGATTACAGAAACGTCAACAAGAACACGATGAAAGTGCAGAAGGCAATCGTATGATACGCGAGATACAAGCGCAACAAGAGGAGCAACGACGCAGGGAAGAGAGTGCAGAAGCCAATAAGATAATTCAACAAATACAGGCTCAACAGAAACTGGCCAGGAAGCTCATGTATGATGCCGAGCCAAGGACGCGAGTCAAGCCTCGTCCATCTCTTCGGCAGCTTATGAAAAAGACACGTGGTATAGGTAAGGTGTTCCGTGGATACAACGGACTCTTAACAAATCATTTAGAGAATAAACAGCGAAAGGTAGAGAATGCCGAAGCCAATTCTATCATTCGAAAAATATGGGCTCAACAGAAACTGGCCAGGAAGCTCATGTGGGAGGCCGAGCCAAGGACGCGCGTCAAGCCTCCTCCGTCACATCGGCAGCTTATGAAAAAGACACGTGGTATAGGTAAAGTGAATCGTGGATACAATGCATTCTTAAGTAATCATTTAGAGAAAAAACAGAAAAAGGAAGACGTCAAACATAGAATCATCGATATCCTGGGACGGAAAACGAATAAAAACAATACAAAGAATAACACGAAGAATAAGACGAATAAAAAGTATACCGTCTAATGTTTAATGTCTATTTAACCAACGAATCCGCTGCAGGTAGTAGTCTCGTGGGCTCGAGTAGTTGGACTCGGAATAAGGCGGCGGCTCCTTCAAGGGTTCGTGGGGGAATCGTTCTTCACCGAACTTGAGCAACAAGCTTTGTCCATACAGAGACCATTCGCTGACCTCGTCATGGTATTGGTTCTGTTCCTTGAGGTAATACTCATGTATCATGGCGTTAGTCCAAATCAACTCGGCGTCCCATTTCTTGGAAATGTTCCAGTCGTATTGGTCGGTATACCCCCGTATACATCTTACGATTTCGAGGGGTAGCATGGATAGAGTCTGTTGACGGTCCGCGAAGTTGAGAACGTTCATTGCCATTTTATATCTCTCTGGGTAAAAACATACAGTCAATTTTATTGGGCCATCAGGTATTCATGAAACGAAAGACCCAGACCTTGTGCGACCCGGGAAATGCGGTCGGGGTCCAACACATGGGCGTTCAGTTCATGGACCATGGTGTCCTCTCTCATCTTCTCGTAGTCGGGGACGCATAACAGAAGGACAGCGTTTGGATTGCTTGCCAAGCTTGATACGAGAACCTCGTCTTTGTCTAGATTCTGTGCCAGAAGGTGTATGGCGTTTCGATTGAACGCGAGTCTGTCCCAATGTATCCTATTGGGGTATTGAGCGAGGAGAGGCACGGCGCCTGGGTTCTCTGAAAGCATGTCCCAATAAAGTGTGTCCGGGTCTTGTTTCAAGAAGATGGGCAGGGCATTTTTATTCTGACAAATCCATCGCCAGTCTATCTTGTGCGGGTTTTCTTCCAAGAGATGAATGGCTGCTGGGTTCATCGACAACATAGTCCAATCTATCTTGTCGAGGTTCGCTTCGAGGAGCTTGATGGCTGCCTGATTACCCGACAACGAGCACCAGTCCACCTTATCGAGATGCTGTTCCAGGAACGGTAGGGCACCCTCATTTGAAGAGACCCACATCCATTTCACCTTCTCTGGGTATTGCATGAACAGGGGTAAGGCTGCCGGGTTTCTCGACAACATGTCCCAGTCAATCTTGTCTGGATGCTTGGCGAGAAGTTCGATGGCGCCCGTGTTTCCCGACAGAGTAGACCATAGTATCTTGTCGGGGTTCTTCAGGAGTAGGGGCAACGCTTTGGGATTGTAAGAGAGAATGTCCCAACTAAGTTTATTCGTATTACGCGAAAGGAGGTCCATTGCGTTTGGGTTCGAGGACAGGCTATCCCAGTGGATATGTTCGGGGTATCGCTCTAATAGAGTCACCGCGTTCGGGTTGGTGGACAGATTAAACCAAAAGTCATCGTATTCCATGCTGTTCGAGGGTCGAAGTTTGAAACGGTTCATCTTTTTACAAGAACGAAAAGGCTAAAGAGGATTCGATTTTAAAGTAAAAGCAGCTTATCGCGGGCTTCCATGTGTAAGGGCTCGTCGTTCATGTTGATGTAAGGTGTCATTTTTCCTTGTGTTGCGATTTGTAGAAACCATCCGCACCTTGAAAATTCAGAAACGGATATAGTGGAGACATATCCTTGACACTGGCTGATGAAATAGAGGTCGGCCAGTCCACTATCGACAATAAAGGGAATGCGACTCGGTTCCCGGCAACAGAATACTTCCAAGTCCACTGGTTTCTCTTTCATTCTAAAAAATTGGCTTCGATCGATGGGTAAATAGAGTAATTTCCATTCGGGTCGTTGTCTTTTCAATTCGTCGATTTCTTCGTCACTGTCCGTAGATACATAAATATATTCGTATTGATGGATGATTTTTTCAATCGCTTCTATGTATTTGGTTAGATGAAAAAAAGGTCTATCCGTCATAGAACCATCTGTGGTGCAAGTCTCACTGCGTCGTATTTGAACGGCTAGAATCTTACTTTGTGGCCATTTCATTTGCTGCCATTTCATTTGTGGCCATTTCATTTGTGGCCATTTCATTTGTTCGCGGTATTCATCCATTTTTGCTTTGTATACTTCATTTAGTTGAAAAACGTATTTACTGCAGGATAGATAGGTAAAAAACAACAATACATTTGAGGGAGGTTCTAAGGGTTCTACCGTAGGTTCAATCGGCTTTGCTTGTTTTGTGAAACTGTCAAAATAAAGCGCCCATCCCTCCTTGTTTGTATAGTTACCAGCGATTCGTTCGCGTGCCCATAACCAAGGAAACCAATCCCCCATCTGTTGGTTTACTCTCCAGAAATCAGCTTCACCCCCTCTTGCTGTGTTTTCTAGGATAGATGATTTATTGTTTAAAATATTGAGTGCCATATAAGACGCAGGAATACGTATGTTTTTGGCAATTGGATAAAAGGTTAGCGGAACCTCTACTTTTTCATTGGAATGAAATTGGATTTGATTGACCAAATTATCCGTAAAACTCAAAAAATGATTAAAAAGAGGGTCTTCCACCTCTTCGAGGTATTCTTTCTTGAATAAAGGATAATGCTCCATCTTATATTTAGAAGGTCTTTATTGTTCTACTAAATGAACGAGTTCGGCTGGTAAAGGAGTATTATACCAACTCTTGTATTGGTGTTGTATTTTGATAGAGGGGTTTAATCCATGATATCCATCTGCATGGCCTTCGTAGGGTCCAATGGTTCCCTGTTGTAGGTTCACGAGAAGAGAGAACAAGAAATCGTGACATATATCTGAGCATAGCTTATACTTGACCCAGTTCACCAATACATCGTCCAACAACGAGGTGTTCCCAAGGTAAGTCAGGAGATTGGCTTTATGAAATACGGAACCTCCATGTCCGGACCACCGATAGGTCTCTCGGTCTAGTGGATACGTTTGTCGCAACCCCTCAACCATCTCGCGAGTATAGACATTTGGACATAATCCATTGATGTCGTATCGAAACGTATCGGTGATGCGCTGATTGATCGAGACATCGTCTTCCAGCCACATCACATATTCTTCTGGGATAAGTTGGATTGCTTTTTTTATTTTTTCCAATAAGGTATACACGTTTTGAATATAATTCCCTTTTAGCTTTGTAAGTAGGTGTTTATTTTCGTAGTCATGGATGTAGATACAACCAAAATGTTCTGCCATCTTTGCATAATTGTATCCATTGTCCGACAGCAACACGATTGTAGATGTCGGGTAATGGCGTCTAAAACTTTCCAGACACTTGTATGTCGCCATAGGAGAACGGTAACATTGAAAATAGGCGCCGAAAGCTTGGGTCTGCGTTGCTTCGGACATATCCTTATATACGATTTACCTCTTTATTCTATTTCTATTTAGAATTTAGATTATTCCGTTACACTTGTTCCGTTACACTTGTTCCGTTACACTTGTTCCGTTACACTTGTTCCTTGATTGTGTTGAGCCGCCCCTTTGCTTTCTCGCTCATCCGTTTACGTGTCATAAAACTACCTCGTAACAATGGATGATTGGGAGTTTCTCTTAACGGTGTTTCTCTTAACAAAGGATTCAGGATATGTCCGGAAGGGACTCTGGATGTGAAAGAGTTAGCGACTTCTGTTACCGCGGCTTTCATTCCTTCGACATTGGTTGCATTCGGTATATTGAAAAACGCCGGACTCTTTCGTGACATTTTAGGTATAGTCTTTTTCATCGGTTTGTTGGCGGCCATCATGAATTCTGCCATGTTTACAGGTGTATTGTAGGTCTTACGGGTCATTCTTGTCCTGGGCTTGGGCTTTGGCATCACTCTCTTTACCGGTGCGGGTGGCGCGGGTGGTGGCTCCACTCGCACCCTGGCACCTTTCGGTTTAAGAGGTGGTTTTCTTTTGATTACTGCTTCGGCTTGTGCTGATCGTGCGGCACGTGCTGCTGCCCGCGCTTTCACCTCTAAAGGATTGGGTCTGGCTATCTTTGGAACGACTGGTTCGACTGGTATAACCACTTCGACGGATTTAGAATGGGTCTTGGACCTCTTCTTCTTCTTAGATTTGTCTTTTTCCGGTGCAATATTTTTTGGGTCACTGTAGACGCCGACAAACGGCGGGGGCTCGTCTGGACGGTTCAACTCGTATTGATTACGCGTTTGTCGTTTCTGTGTTTGCTTTCGATTCGGCATTATATATTATCCAGATATTTAGAATGACTAGGGTATAAAATTGAATACGCCTCAACTGATTCCCAAAGATAACATGTTATCTGCAGAATACATCTTTCTGTATATAACCCTTGTTTTGCCAGTATTTGGCGCGGGCATCTTTATGGTGTTTCGTTGCTTCCGATTACAACGCTCACCCGTCTTTGTGGTAGAACCGTTCATGATGATTCAAACGATTCATGCCACGGAACCGTTAACGGTCGCTCAAGCGATTGACGCAGTAAATTATTCAGACTCGATACAGATTGCCGAGCCTCTATAGATATCTTTTTATGAGACTTGAGGTTGTCACAGGACTTGGGTTGTATGTCACTAATCTTGGGCGTATTTGTCATAGGTCTTGTGGTTGTATGTCACTAATCTTGGGCGTAGATGTCATATGGGTCTAGGTTTAAAATACTTATAAATGGGGCGGAGTCCAAGCGGCCTACGCGGCCAAGAACGCGTGATTCAGTTTATCGTAAGCAGCCGGACTCGTTTCTTTACAGACTCGATGCGTATGTTTGAAGAGTTCACACCCGTCCGATTTTGTGCACACTTCCATACAGTCGGTGAACTTCTTGACCCATCGAATGTAATGAATGTTAACCAGTTTGTCATCCGTTTTGATAAAGTTATCCATATACAGTAGCACGTTACGAATGTTTAAATCGGTTCACCTCTATCATCTGATTCGCTGGAGCCGAGACAAGAAAGGGTATCATTCTCCCGACTCTTGGATTGTATGTAAAAACCGATACGAAAAATGTGTTTTTCGATAAGAAAAAGACTATCCATGATTACTCGAGAACTGCTCCCTAGAAATGCCGACCCTTACCACGACAGTGTGAATAAAGGACAGCAGTCCGCATCATACAAACCTTCACTGGGTCGTTTATCAGAGACCGCGAGATGGATGTCTGGGAACTTGGCGTTAAGTATTTGAAAGAATAGACTTGCATACACTTGCGGACTATCCTCTAGTTTCCCGCGGGTTCGCTGATACAGTTCGTAACCCTGTTTAGGATGACAGTAGGGTCTTGGATAAATGAGTTCAGTTTCCTTGCCCCATTCTTGATTGGTTGAGAAACGGTAACGCGGTCCGTCGCGCTGGTATTCATATCGACCTACGCTGTAACCATCCTCAAACGTATAGTGAGGTTCGCGTATAAGTCCTTTAGGTATCCTACCCATGTATTTATTCCAGAGCAGTTGTTCTCGATACTGTCGATTGGGGTCAATACAAAACAGAGTGAAATTGATAAAGGTATGATTTAGGGAAGCTTCACGAAGGATATAATTCTCTATCAGGACAACCTCCTGTTGAACCGTGGCATGGATGCGTTCTTGTTTTAGCTTGTTCGGAAGCTGTCGCAGCGTATCCTTGTAAAAGGGCTGGGCCGAGACAACGCTTAGAAGAAGGAACCACATTTTATAGTGTGACTAAAGGAATATGACTATTCAATTTTAGAGACGGTCTTGTTAACTGTGACCCAGGCGGCCCAGTTGTGGATAAGTATTTTAATTCACATAAACTCAGCATATGAAAAAGTGTTATGTTTTAAGGTTATGTTCTAGCTTCTCAGATAGTTGTTCAATCTGTTTCTGTAATTCTTCCCTTTTTTCTCCTTCCTCTTTGAGTAATCTCACCAGGTCTTTTACCTCATCTTTTACATCCGCGTGAACATCCTTGTTCTTTTTACATGTATATTTAGCATGACGATACATAGATTGTCTAAACTTGAACTCTTTTTCACAAAACTTGCAAACAAAGTGTTCGACTAAGTCTTTGTGTTTCTTTGTCTCCAGATGTTTCTTGTAATTTGTATGATATATCGTTTTGTAATCACATCCTTTACAACAATATTCCATACGAGAATGAATAAAATGTTTTTATATCTGTTTACTAAAGTTGTTCTTTGTTTGTAAAACGTTGACTAATCTAGTGTTCGCGATGTGTCATCTAAACACGTAATATTTTTTAGTAATATTAATAATATATGCTTTTATAATACACTACTTTTCCAATATATAAAGTAATAAATGTATGGTAATCTGGTTATGTAGTTTATAATAAAGACAAATTCCTCTATTTTGTTAGCATACTACTTTGGTATCGAGATATAAAAACATTTTAAATATGCGTAAAAATAATATCTCTATGGTTTACTTCCGAACTATACACGAGGTGTGTTTTTATCAAGAATAATCGATTCACACTCACGCGGCCTGCTATTGTAGAGCATGAGCTTGATGTCGTCTTTGAATTTCAAGAAACAATCTTGTATATCTTTATTTTTCAAATACCTTAAAAACTTATCCTTGAGTTCTGCATCTGGATTGGTGTCTAACCATTCTTCCAATAACATTTCCTTGTCTTCATAAAGTCTATTGATTTCGTCCTTCTTGTTTGCCAGGTTCCAGTTGGCTCCATCGTAAATCATCAAATACTTATCCTTCATGTTCGAGATATAGATGTTCATGTTCTCAGGTTTCTCTGGATTAAAGTGAATATTTTCAATAAGGGTCTTGACGCAGTGATTGACCTTTTTGATACACTTCTTATAATCGTCATCGGTGAGATGAGACACGTCGGTCTGTCTGTAAGGTAAAAGGGTTATATTGTTTTGAATGTTGGTGGTTGTATTAAAGGAACCGTGTATCTCTAGTTTCCCTGCGAGCTTTTCAATTTGTTTATTCTGTGTAAGAACTTGTTTCTCTAATTCTTTCTTGTCTTGGTTCAGCAAGCGAACCAGTTCTTTGAGGTCTTCGTCGTTGTTCTTTTTACAGGTATACTTGATATGCCGATACATAGATTGTTTAAAGCTGAACCCTTTGTCACAATACTTGCAAACAAAGGGGTCCGTTTTCAAAGCCTTGTGTTTCTTTGTCTCCAGATGCTTCTTGTAATTCGCGACATTGGTCGTGTTGTAATCACATCCTTTACAAACATATTCCATACGATGTATAATGAATTAAGTTTATATATTTTTGATGACTAACTTGTTTACGAAAAGTTGACTTTGGTTGACCTTTGTTTGAAAAACGTTGACTAATGTAGTGGACGTTTTTATTACCTTACCAGATGACGCCAAAATATAATATTCTATAGTTATGCTGTAAAGTTCCACTACTTTTTCACTACATACAGTAATAAAAGTAGTGGGCAATCTTGTTAAGCAGTTAGACTTAGACCATAAATATCATGATTTGTGAGCATACTACTTTTAGTCAACATTTTATTTTTTTACTTTTTTTGCGGGAGAGAGAGCGAGGGTCCGAGGCTAGTAAAATAAAAAAGAAGGATTCTCAGATTTTATAAAAAGGATTCCCTTTCTTATCCGTCGACTTCCGAGACAAAATGTCCACCTAGCTATATTTTGTATCGTTTTTTTTAAACTTAGAAGTGGACATTTGTCTCGGAATGTCTGCGCCCGAGATTGTGTGGAGGTCTACGTCCGAGGAGCCCCAGGTCTGCAGGTCCTAGGTCCACTGAATTCTACCGTTTCAAAAACCGAGACAAATCAAGAATCGAAATACCAATCTTTCAATAAGATATACTCTTTCATCTAATAGGTTAACCTTATTTCAACACTAGAGATACTGTATGCATAGAATCGATGAATGTAATTTCCGGTAGGAAAAGAGATTATTCTTATCGGAAATTACGGAAGGAGCTACAGGTGAAGATGCCGACCCCTGCGCCCGAGATGGCGTGAGGGCCGAGGTCTACTGAAATCTATCGCTTCAAAAACCGAGAGAAAGCATGCCTCGAATTACGATACTATTCAATAAAACAAAGTATTGAAACTTAAACGGATAATCCTTTCATAGGCCGGCATCTTCGCCTGTAGCTCCTTCCGCATCTACGTCCGAGGTCCGAGGCAAATTTACAAAAGGGTTCTTTAAGACTTCTGTAAAATTCTACCATTTCAAAAACCGAGAGAAAGGATGCCTCGAATTACGATACTATTCAATAAAACCCATAAAGTATATACTCTTTCATCTAGTATGTTAACGTCTATTTCAAAGTCTATACTGTATGCATAGATTCGATGAATGTAAAAACCGGTAGAAAAAGAGGATTTACTCCCCAGACATCCGAGACAAAATCATACTTTTAAATAAGATATACCCTTTCATCTAGTTGCAAGAAACATCATTCGAGATATAGTGTATTTATAGAATCCATTCTAATGTAAAAACCGGTAAAGAGGGTTTTCTTATCGGAAATGACCGAGGTAATTCTTTCTCTGGGAGGCGGAGTCCAGGCGGTCCAGACGGACAAGACCGTCTACCCGAGGTCCACAGAAATCTACCATTTCAAAAACCGGTACAAAGCAAGTCCCGAATTACCATACTTTCAATAAAAACAACAAGGTATCCTCTTGTGACTCCAAATAAAGATATCCTTTAACCCCTGTAAGAATACAAAAAGATATCTTTCATCTGCATGTAAACTAATGTAAAAACCGGTAGAGGCCGGCATCTTCGCCTCTAGCTCCTTCCGCATCTACGTCCGAGGTCGATGCCCGTCGACGCCATTCTCCAGAAATCCGAGACAAATTATCCCCTTTCATCTAGAACCCTTACAAAAGAAAAATAGATGGTTTAATCTTTGAATCCAATAGAGATATGTAATTTCCGGTAGGAAAAGAGGTTATTCTTATCGGAAATTACAGAAGGAGCTACTCCCGAGGCCGGGCCTAACACCATAACCCGTGCGGGTAGGCGATTGTCTGACTACTGGACGTGACCATGCGCGTAAGACGAGTATAAATCTTTGTATAATTTGTCTCGGATTTTTTGGAAAGCCTTCGCCCAAATCTAGAGAATGGGGTTTTTCAAAAAGGTGATATGATTCTTTTCTCTACTTACTTTAATGCTCACCCAAGAAGAAATCAAAACCTTTGTTGTCCAGAACAATATTCTCGGCTATGCCATTGCCATGATTATTGCCCTTACCCTCAAAGACCTTGTGGCTAGTTTCATTGGCAATCTTCTTGTTCCTGCCATTAATCTTTTTCTTGTTCAGTTGCAGATTAAATCTTTGACCAAATATCTTCCCGGCAATGAACTCATCGAAATCTCTCCCGTCATCAAGTCTTTCCTTACCTTCCTTCTCACCTTTCTCATTGTTTTTCTTTCCGTCACGCTTCTCTTCTCTTCCTGGGTTGTTCCTAAAAATAAAATAGAGAAGAAGGAGATGGAGATGATTATGTAGACGGTCTTGGCCGTCTGGGCCGCTTGGGTTCCACCCCCGGACATTCGGGGGTCTTGGGAATGAGATTGGGAATGACTAAAGGTTATCCTTTTACCAATCCCGTTAAAATACTTATGCCTTGTCTCGGATACGAAAGGATTATCCTATTGTATGGGTCCCTCATGAGTCTTGGACATCAAACTAAAGATTATCCTTTGACATGGTAGATAGTGTTGGCCGTCTGGACCAAGATGGGTCCGGGCCTCGGGAGTAGTATTGCCACTAGACTTGGCACTAGACTAAAGATTATCCTTTGACATTCTACACCCTAACTCGAGTCAAGACTAAAGATTATCCTTTAACCAATTCAGTTAAAATACTTATGCTAGCCGGTCTTGCCTGGCTGGGGCGCCTGGGTTCCACCAGATACAAAAGGTTATCCTTTATCCTTTGACTCGATGGTCTTGTCCACTTGGGTCCGGTAGACTTGGGAACTAAAGATTATCCTTTTACCATGACTCGAGTCAAAACTAAAAGGATTATCCTTTATTCACATGGTAGTTGGTCCGGACCTCGGGAGTCTTGCCACTAGACTAAAGATTATCCTTTATCCATTCCCGTTAAAATACTTATGCCTCGACACCAAACTAAAAGGATATCCTTTGTCTCGGTAGATGGTCCGGCCCTCGGAAGTAGACTTGGTGCTAGACTTGACATCAAAATTGGCGCTAAACTAAAGGTTATCCTTTCGCATCATGCTTCGGATACTAAAGAATATCCTTTTACATTCTCGGAATATAGTCCCGTCTACATCCAAGGCTACTCCCGAGGATGTGCAAGACTAAAGATTATCCTTTCGCATCATACGCCGTGACTAAAGATTATTCCTAAGGAATCCGAGACAAATATCCAGTTTTGTCTCCGATTTATCTTACAAGGCTTCTGAGGTTATCCTTTTGGGGGTGGAACCCAGACGGCCAAGACCGTCTAGTATAAGTATTTTGAAAGATGCGGGCTTAACCCCAACTGGGCCAGGAACCCGAGTCTAGGCGCTAACTCGACGCCCTGCACGATTCGCTCCACGACCTGCCCGACCTGCATCTGGACGACCTGGGGCTGAACCACGGACTACCTCGCCGGCTCCTGGACCTACCTCACGCTCTGGGGCAGACTCCAGGCGAACCTGACGGACTACTTCCCCTACCTCCCCGTCTTCTGGGGCGGAGCCCAAGCGGTCCTGACGGCCAAGATCGTCAAGCTCCACCTCGCACATCAACTTTCCTCCCTCCATTGGTGCGCGGATGTTTGACAGTTTCTTCTTTCCTCCCGTCTCTGTCACTTCTCCAATCACGTATTCACCCCTCTTCAAATATTTATACCCTGACACTTGGATGTCCGAATGATGCACGAACAAATCTCCCGACACAAAGCCGTAGCCCTTTCGCTTGTTGAACCACTTCACTTGGAACATTTAATTATAGTG